ACAAAAGAAAGTCTTGAAAAGGCTGTAGAAAAATACGTAACCGAACAAGTTAAAACAGGAAGAGCTGTTGGAGAGTTAAATCATCCAGAAGGACCAACAGTAAACCTGGATAAAGTTTCGCACAAAATCACAGATCTGCATTGGCAGGGAAATGATGTTGTAGGAAAGGCATCAATCTTAAAGACTCCTATGGGTCAGATCGTCGAAGGTCTGCTCGAAGGTGGAGTTAAGCTTGGTGTATCAAGTCGTGGTATGGGAAGTCTTGTACAGAAGAATGGCGCTCAATATGTGGGAGATGACTTTATGTTATCAACTGTAGATATTGTTCAAGACCCTTCAGCTCCAAGTGCATTTGTAAATGGAGTTATGGAAGGTGTTGAATGGGTATGGGATAATGGGCTAATTCGTCAACAAGATATTGAAGTAATTGAGACTGAAATCAAGACAGCAAAGAATCCAACATCGCCAGATGTTGAAATAAGAGCTTTTAAAAATTTCCTCTCTAAATTAAATCTAAAATCATAGGAGAATACTATGTCAGACGACGTTTTAAACAATGCTGAAGAAGTAGTAGAAACTGTTGAAGAAGAGCAACTTCAAGAATCTGAAGAGCTCGTTGAAAATGAAACAATTTTAGACGAGGAAGAAGAAGAAACTGAAGAAACTCTTGATGAGACTTATGGCAAGAAAAAAGTTAATGCCATGAAGAAACACGAAGACGCTGAAGAAGATGAAGACGAAGACGAAGAAGAGGAGATGAAAGAAGCTGCTCCTAAAGTCGAGACTCCAAAAACTAAAGCTGGTGTTATTCAAGCAGCAGTTGAAATGCTTAAAAAGGCTAAAAAAGAAGACGCGCAAAAAATGTTTGCTAAGTTAGTAACTATTGATGGTGAAGAAGATTCAGTGAAATCAGCTGATGCTGCTAAAGATGGCGGTGTTAAGAAGGTTGCAGATCCTAAAGCGAAAGCTAAAGTTGAAGCAATTGATTTTGATGAAGATTTGGATACAATCATCAAAGAAGAAGCTACACTCAGCGAAGGATTCCGTGATAAAGCATCTGTCATTTTTGAGGCAGTACTTACAAGTAAGTTAACTCAAGAAATTGATAGGCTAGAAGCAGAATATGCGCAAAATTTAGAAGAAGAAGTATCAGAAGTACAATCTTCATTAGTAGAGAAGGTAGATTCATACCTTAACTACGTAGTTGAAGGATGGATGAAAGATAATGAACTTGCAGTTCAACAAGGTCTTAGGACTGAAATTGCTGAAGAGTTTATGACTTCACTTCAGTCAGTGTTCAAAGAACACTACATCGAAGTACCTGAAGGTAAAGAAGACTTAGTTGATGAACTCAACGAACAAGTCACTGAGCTAGAAGAGACTTTAAATAAAACCACAGATGATAATATCAAATTACATGAAGCTGTTCAAAACTTTGAAAAGCAAGAAGTAGTAAGAGAACAATCATCAGGGCTTGCAGAAACTGAAGCTGAGAAATTAGCATCATTAGTAGAAGATATCGAATTCGATAACAAAGAAACTTTCGAAATGAAAGTAAAAACTGTTAAAGAGTCATACTTCAAAAATGAGACTGACGAATCAGTGGACGAAGTTGATAGTCTTTTAGGCGAAGATAATATTTCAGAAGAAGTATCATCAGAGTCTATGTCTAAATACACTCAAGCTATAACTAATTTCACAAAGTAAATATAGGGGAAAACAGAAATGTTTCAAGCAGATAAAAACTTAATGGAAAAATGGGGTCCTGTTCTCGATCACGAGTCAGCTCCTGAAATTTCCGACAGATACAAGAAAGCTGTAACAGCTAGATTGTTAGAAAACCAAGAGGTTGCCCTACAAGAAGAAAGAGCTCAAGCACAAGGAAATTATATTTCTGAAGCTGCAGCGCCAAATAACATTGGTGGTGGAAGTATTGGAACTTTTGATCCAGTATTAATCTCTTTAGTTCGTAGAGCTATGCCTAACTTAATTGCTTATGATATCGCTGGCGTTCAGCCAATGAGTGGTCCTACAGGACTTATCTTTGCAATGAAATCAAAATACTCAACTCAGGGCGGAACAGAAGCTCTATTTGACGAAGCTGATACTGACTTCTCAGGAACAGGTACTCATCAAGCTGACCCAACAGGTCTAGTAGGTGTTACTGATGCTGATACAGACGGTACAATAGCAGACGAAGCTGACACAGTGTCAACACACGGTTCAGGTCTTGCTACATCAGCTGCAGAAAGATTGGGAGTCGGCGAGTCCGGCGACGGTTCTTTCGGCGAAATGGCTTTTTCAATTGAGAAATCAACTGTAACAGCTAAGTCAAGAGCTCTAAAAGCTGAGTACACAATGGAATTAGCACAAGACCTTAAAGCAATCCACGGATTGGATGCTGAAGGCGAATTGGCTAATATCCTTTCAGCTGAAATCTTGGCTGAAATCAACAGAGAAGTTGTAAGAACAATTTTAACAAAAGCTAAAATTGGTGCTCTTCAAACTTCTACTGCTGTAAGTGGTATTTTTGATGTTAACACAGACTCAGATGGAAGATGGATGGTAGAAAGATTTAAAGGTCTTATCATGCAGATTGAGAGAGAATGTAACATAATCGCTAAAGAAACAAGACGTGGAAAAGGTAACTTTGTTATCTGTTCTTCAGACGTTGCTTCAGCTTTAGCTGCCGCTGGCATGCTAGATTACACACCTGCTTTAAGTGCAAACTTAAACGTTGATGATACTGGTAATACTTTTGCTGGTCTTCTAAATGGAAGAATCAAGGTGTACATCGATCCATATGCAACTACTGACTTCGTTTGTGTTGGATATAGAGGAACTAACCCGTATGATGCTGGTATGTTCTATTGTCCTTACGTACCTTTAACAATGGTTAAAGCAGTGGGTGAGAACGATTTCCAACCAAGAATGGGATTCAAAACAAGATACGGTATGGTTGCAAATCCATTCGTAGCTGCTGATGGCACAGGTACTAACCGTGCTAACCAGTACTTTAGAATCTTCAGAGTTGACGACATCATGGTGTAAGCCAGAGTTAAAC